GATGCTAAGTCTTTGTCTTCTTCTTTTGGTGCTACGGACTTCTTCTTAGCGGTTTTCTTAGGTTGCTCTATAGGAGCTTCTTCTGCGGTATCATCTCCAAACAAGTCATCAGATACTACTGGAGCTTGAGTAGCATTAACTTCTGCTGAAGAAATATTTGCAGACACTGTTTCAAAGGGATTGTCACTCTCTAACTCAAACCCATCTGCTACTACGCCAAACGGTGAAGCGGCTTCCAAAGGCAGATACTTAATAACCTGTACAGCACGTAAGCGAACAGATACACCTGCGTCACGCATGTTATAGGGATAGAAAGTAACAGCGACATTAGCCGTACTGCCTGTAGTAAGTTTAAAGTCTTCTGGTAACTCCTTACTCTTAGCGTCAAACTGCTTCGGGGGGATGGTAGCATCTTTACCGTAGGCCGCTTTAAGTACAGCCTTACCTACAAACATGCCGTCTTCTTGCTTCTCAAAGGGAAAGTCGATCTTCTCAGGCCAACCTTTTTCTTTAGCCTTCTGGTAAGCCGCGTCCATCTGCCCATAAAGAGCCTTGGCTTTATCCTTGTCCATACGGAACTTGGTTTCGTACTTAGCGCCATCGTCAAATGGGGTACAGGGTACGCTCTTACCGTTATCACCCGCCGTCTGGTCAAACTTATACGGCTGATTGATGCGGGGGTAGAGTATCTCTACATTTTCAATTATATAACTCATACTATGTTCCTTTACTGGTTGCGTTTAATTCAAAACCTTCTACTACTGAGAAAGGAGACTTAGGTTCCGCAAACACATCTAGGCTTATCGCCTTCAATGTATCGGGGTGGTTCTTTAACTCTGAAACCTTTTCTGCCTCGCCTTCATTCAGTGACCGTATCGGTTTAAAATAAAGTTTAGGGATCGGACTTTGTTCATCAAAATATACTCGCGTAATGATGCGAGTTGCTACAGAACCTCTGCTAGACAAGAACTTAACATAGTCTTGCATCGGCATGTGTCCACCGTTACCCCTACCATATATAGATGTAGCAGGTAACTGTAGTTGGTACACCTCGTCTAGTTGACCATCAAACACGACAGCTAGGCGTTGGGCAAACCTACAAGCACGTCCACGGTTACTCCCTGACCCACGTATATTCTGTGGGCAATCCATACAACGGGCGGCTTGCTTTTTCTCTTGGGGTACATCTACAGAAGGTCTTTGCGTATCTGCTGACCAACACGTTGGCACTGCTGACCTGTTAGGGTCGTAAGCATTCTCAAAGTATGAGCGTGAGACAGGAGCCGCATTAACAACTATGATGTCCTTAGAGTCTTCTTCTATAATAGCTGTTTCGTTGCCAACCACAATAGAAAACTTCCTACCGTACAAACTAATTCGACGCACACTACATATCCTCGTCGAACAAATCTTCCATCTCTGCGGGAGAAGCGGCTTCTTTTCTCCTAATGTAACTTTTTACCTTGTCTTCAGCCTCTTCTTGCAAGGAGCGCACTGTAGCTTTAGCACCTTCTTCTGTTGGGTCAACCCTAGCGCCATTAGACAACAGCGAGTCAGTAACATCAGAAATCTTAAACCTGTACGTACTGCCTACTTTTATAAAGGAGTTGGGAGATATGTGTTTTCTACGTACCCACGAGCGTATAGTCGATACCGATACTGAAAAGTGGTCGGCTATCTCTTCTATAGGTACAAATGATTCTTTGTTTTCCATTATTTTTTCCTTACCGCAACTGCGTATTCTGAATCTACGTTAAGACCTTTTGGCACAAGGTCGGGGTTATCTTCTAAAAACTGCCGAACATTACCTTGGTTAAGACGCTTGTCAAAAAACTCTGGTACCTCGTTCTCCATAACAAATTTGTACATAGACTCCCAATCGCTAGTCCAGTACCTAGTCTTAACTGATCTATAAAACAGCCCTGCTGATGTCTTAACACTTTCTACACCTTGCTCCTCGCAATACTTGAGTAGTGCTTCTTTTATCTTCTCAAGATTTTCTGCAAGTACGGAGTCCTTATCTTTAAACTCCGCTGTCAGTTCCGCTCTCTTTATCTTTATCTTCAAGTAAGTCTCGGTCAGCTTCTCAGGGGTTACATTACTCATACTTCCTCCAATCGTTGACGAGATGTATACTTTAGTGAGTCTTTGTGCGCTAGTCAAGTATTTCTTTATAAAGGTCGATCATCTTTGTGTGAACGTCTATTCTACTGTCTAATAGCGAGTAAACGCGCTTTTCTACGTTCGATCCTTGTAGCTGAACAACGGTACACTTGTGGTCTTGGCCTGACCTATGTACACGAGCGTTAGCTTGCAGGTAGGTTTCAAGGGAACTTGTTGGCCCCCACCAGACTACAGTGTTAGCTGCTGTTAACGTAACACCATGTGCTGCGGCTTGAGGTTGTATTACCAGCACCTTTGGATCATCTTGTTCTTGGAACTGTTTAAATATTCTCGTGCGGTTCGGTGCGCTAACATCGCCACGGATTACTTCAGTAGATATTTTATCCTCGCGTAGCTTGTTAGTAAGTATGTCTATGGTGTGCTTAAACGGCACGAACACTAACACCTTCTTACTAGATTCGTCTATGACTTCTCGTAGCACCTTGTACCTATGCTTAATATCAAACTCTAACGCCCCTCCATCGTCTGTGTACACTGCGCCACTAGATATTTGGAGTAGCTTGTTCATACTTACAGCCGCATTGACCGCAGTTATCTGCTCACCTGACGCTTGCATTATCATCCGGTCTTTTAGTTCTTTGTAATACTTCTTCTGTTGACGTGTTAACTCCACCTCTCGCTTAACGTATACCATCGGTGGTAGGTCAAGGCATTCTTCTTTTGTAAATCGTATGGCAGGCTGTAACGCGTTATAGACTGTCTCTGTAGCGGTTTCTTTGGCTACCCACTTAAAGTTAGTTACCTTACGCATGACTTGATCGCGGAAAGAACCAAAGAAGTTAGGTACTCTTTTGGGGTTTATTAGTTTAGCTAGGCCATACGCATCCAACGGACTCTGTGCCGCAGGTGTACCTGTCATCATCCATAGCCAAGTATTCGGTTTGATTAACCTGTTTAAAGTTTTCCATCGGGTAGTCTGTGGGTTTTTGTAATGCGTAGCTTCGTCTACAATTATTAGGTCAAAGCCCCCATTAGCGATAGTGTCCTCGACGATAGCTAGCCCATCGTAATTTATTACTACGTAGTCAGCACCGTTGTTGATAATCTTCCTACGCTTCTCTGCCGCACCATAGGCTACATCGACAGTCCTGTGCATGGCAAACTTAAACAAATCATCTCGCCATGCGGAATCCATAATAGATAGGGGGCATATGACCAACACGCGGTTTATCTTGCCAACATTAAGAAGGTAGTCTGATGCCCATATAGCACTAGCGGTCTTGCCTGTACCCTGCTCGTTAAAGCAAAACGACTTCCTGTTAAGTGTTAGGAAGGATGCGGTAGTCTTCTGGTGGTCGAACGGTGCGTACTGTCCTGTCCATTCATACTTACCCTCTATAGGAGAAGGTGCCTTAATATTTAAGTTGCGTAGTACATGAGTCTCTTCTATGCCCCAGTTAACTAGCACTTGGTTATCCGATAACTCTTTACTCTTTGGTATTACCGTAGTCACCTGACTAGGGTTGCGAAGGCGTAACAATAACGCCCTGTTGTCTACTATCTGCATAATTTTACAAACTCCGTCATTGGTATGTACACACACGGTTCTACATCGTAACTATCGTTTCTATCGTACCTACCCCCTAAACGTTTCTCGTACCCCTTTCTTATCACCACTGCGAATACTCCGTCAGTAAACCTTACCACTAGCAAGGGCATAATCTTATCCTTCCAACTTATCTGTAACATGCTATTAGCCTTACTAGCACTTATCATATAAGTAGGGTACTTATCACTAGCGTTAGTCCTAGCTTTGATTTCTATAACCGCTACAGGTTTACCCTCTTTGAGTAACAAGCCATCTGTGGAAGCAAAGGGTTCGGATTTCTCATACGTAAACTCTCCACTAGCCTCAATGTAATCTTTTATATACCCCTCATTACTACGGTCAAAGTCGTTCTCGTATGTGGGTCGCATTTATTCCTCCGTTGCGAAACAGCATGAAGTGGGTGTCCACGCCATGCGAAGGCGTAACAATAACGCCCTGTTGTCTACTATCTGCATCTTTTTATTGTCCTGTTAACGTATTAGGTGGTAGGTATCTATACCCGCAGCTCCCGGGCAGGGATAAGTTCTTAAAAATAAGCCCTGCTTCGCCCACAGATAGAGCCACGTCTGCATATTACCGTATGCCATATCCGTAGATACGACACATCCTTTGGACTTCCTAGATTTTATACGTCGAATTAACTGCCTCGGAGGCAACGTACTTTATTTTATGACGCATCTAAGCAACGTCTCACACACACACATACCAACCAAGTATTAAGTAGATACCAATTAATCATTATGAATAACTGTTAACTCTATGTAGAATGCCGCCTCCAAACAAATACTCCAGAGGCAACCGTGATCATTTACATGTTAATTTTCGTTATACTATCCCTAGGCGCAGTAGCTAAACAAGACCTATGAGTAGTTCCGTCTTCTGTTAGCAGAAGAACTTTCTATACGTACACCATCTTTGTTACTACCACCTCGGCTCAATGCTACGTTATGACTAACGTCCTTACCTTCGCGCTTGTCGGCCTTGCCGTTATTGTTAGCATCTCTGCCTTCTCTGTCTATCTTGCGCCTAGCCCGTTGTCGTTCCATACGGGCGAAGTGCGCTTTACTCCCAACAGGAGGGTTCTTCTGTTTCTTGCGGTCTGCTTTATTTTTGTACGGCATTAGTTTCTCCCATTGTAAACACATTCTGTTACTACGCAGTGACGTTTGCATAGTCCACTTTGATTAGCATTCCACACATCTTTTATGTACGCTTGCTCCATACGATTATAATCGGCAAGCCACTTAGCCCAAAGGCTCGGTGCTACATCATAGTCATATTGTTCTTTCACTAACTCGTTACAAACTACGAACACTAATCCACCACGTACTGTTTTTATGTCGGGGTAGTGTTTGAATACTGCCAGAGCCATAAGCTCCAACTGCCCCTTGTCAGCGTACCTAGTGTTCTTGCTTGTCTTGTAATCTATAACCCATGCTACCTTAGATTCTCTATCGAGGATAACTAAATCCGCTATGCCTCTCCACCACACGTTATCATCTCTGAATCCACATGGCTCTAGGTTCTCTGTGAGTCCCATCTCCAACTCACATATCTTCTCCCCCTTCTTATCTATGAGAGAGTCTAGCACTGCCTTACCATACATAAACTTCTCTGGCAGAGGCGTACCATCTCTAACATATTCCTCTGCCGCTAAGTGAAACGCTGTACCGTAGTACATCGCTTCTGTCTCAGGTTCCTTGTAACTCTTAGTCACCTTCAGATGGTAGAACTTTTTAGGACACTGCTCAAACGACTTAATCTTTGAGAACGACCACGGCTTTATATTCACTTGGTTTGATCCTTTTCTATTGCTTCAGCCGCTTCGTATAGTCCTTCTATAAGACTATGTAACATCTCCACATCAAGTATAAGTTGCCCCTTGTGCATGGTGCTACCTACAGTCTCTACTTGCTCTACAAATACAAGGATATCTTCGTCTTTTTCTCCCACGATTATTTGTAGGTAGGCGTTGGTAGTCTCAACGTCCTTAGTCTTCCTAAACTTGTTAATATCTATGACATTACTCATCAGGTTCACAATCTCCATATGCTTTAGCTACCCCAGACTCGCAGTCTAGTGGTAGCCCTTCTGCCCAGTCCGGTGTTTTACGCATACACATCTCTATGTATGCCTGTGCTTCTTTAGCCTCTTCGATAGGTACGCAACATACAATGGAGTCATGTACGGTAAGCACTGCGCGATACTTCTTGGTTATATCTACTAACTGATCACCAATTATACACCTTGCGTACGCTTGGCATATGTTCTCTACCACCTTACCACCATAGATTCTGGTTCGGCTTCGCCTAGTCTGGTAATCAAACTCAATACCTTTAGTGCCTTGTGTCCACGATAGATCGTCATAACGCATTCTTAGCCCTGACGGCAGTAGTGTCCATGCATTACCTTCGTCCGACCCGTACTTAACTATACCTCTTGGGCCAAAGGTACCGTAGTTACCACGAGACATATCAACTAGCATTGCCTGACATGTTCTCCATAGCTTATCTATATTGGCATTGGCTTCCCGATATATCTTAACAACTCGACGACCTTCAGTCAGTGGCATGTCTACACCAAACGTCTTTAGCTGTTCTACAAATCGTTCTGCTCCCATACCGTAACCACAACCTAGGATAGTAGTCTTACCAACAAACCTCTGCGCCTTAGTTACCTTGTCCTCTGGTACGTTATATATAACAGCCGCCATCTTTACATACACATCTTCTTTGTTAGCGAATGCTGAGACCAGCTCCGACTCATCGGCAAGCCACGCTAGTACCCTTGCCTCAATCTGCGAGGAGTCACAGTCCACTAATATGTACCCTTCAGGCGCAATGATACTCTTCTTTAACTTCTTACCATGTTGCCCACGGCTAGGTAGATTCTGTATGTTGATCTTGTCATCGCCTCCCCACCTACCAGTATGAGCGGCATAGTACCTTATAGGTACGGGCATTAGTCCACGATTAGCAATGCCTATGAATCTCTCGGTGCGTGCCTCTTCAAGGGTACTCTTAGTCCCTAAACGTGTTACCACTAGAGACTGTACGCGAGGGTCTGGATGGTCAAGTAAAGCCTTAAACCCTTCGTCTGACTTGGCGAAGGCGAACGTCTGCTTACCTGTAGTGAGACTAACCTTCATAGGGGGTATTACACCTAGCCCTTTAAGCAACTCAGCAAACTTAGGGTTGCTCATTAATTCTTTCTTAGTTACACCAGAAGCTGTTATGAGGTCTTCTTTAATTTGCCTAGTGCTACCAAGGTGTTCCTCTAACATAGGAAGGTCTAGGTCTATCATAGGCTCGGTGAACATACGCAGGGTACGATCTATTATACGTAACTCTTGTTTCGGAAAATCCTTACCCATTATAGAGAACAACTTATATGTTAGTTCCACATCGTTAACGCAGTAGTCTCCGTACTTGTCTAGTTCTTCTTCGGTAAAATCGCTACGTCTTTTTCCAATAGCATCAAGTACTTCTGTTCCCTTGTCCCCAATAGCATATCGTTGAGCAAGTACAGCGAGAGAGCCGCCAACTTCCACGCCATGCAAAGCACGAGCAATACATAAAGTGTCAGTAAGTAAGCGAGGGTGAACATCAAACGTCCAAGACAAAATAGCGCCATCAAACAAAGTATTGTGAGCCAAAAGGACAGAACTAGCCCAGTCAAACGTGTGGAGGTAATCTTTGATCTCAGCATGAGTGCCGCTTGCCCATTCGGTGTTCCCGTTGTTTATCTTAACACCTACACCGATCACCTCAAAGCGAGGATCACGGATATAGGATTCGGTTGTCATCTTGCGTAATGAAAAGTCTTTGTCGTAATACGTTTCAAAGTCTACGGTAATAAGATCCATTAGCTATACCGTACCAACTTTAAATACTTCATAAAACGCTTTTACTTCCCCCCTAGATACCCCTGTGTCATCAGAGGTTCGTCGTACTGTGTTATTACCTTGTGCAGGGTCAGTAAAGTACTCATATAATCGTCTCAAGTTCTCAGAACCAATTTCTACATCATTCAATACATTCATAGCTTTTATCGTCTCCTCGTGTTTAATATCTTCCACATTCTTCGTTGCCATTCTTCCAGTGTTATCCACCGCCACTGCCTCGTGTAGTTCTCCGTCTGTATGCAACATCCAAATTCCACGGTGGTCTATGTGAAATACTCGCCCATATTGGGACAGTCCTAGTACCTGCCCGTCACTTGAATCAATAATAATCTGTTTTATCTGTTCTTTTCCTCTTCCATCAGTCTTCATTTTCAACTTCCTCTATTAACTTGTTTAGGTACCACTGGGCTTTCTTTAAGTCCTCTAACGGCTTGTCCTTACGCTCGTACCTCCAAAGGTATTTCAGGCAAGCACCCTTGCAGTACCCCCTGAATGCTTCGGGTGTCATAGACTCTTGTATCCCCTCAATGCATTCGACCTTGCCGTAGGTATAGTGGCTTGGG